ACATCCATTGTCTGAACGAACATTCATGACATCATATTTAATAATGCCAGGTTTCATAAAATATGGTAAGTTTTCAATTACAACTTTTGCCTTATCGATAATTTCTTTAGTTGATTCAGATTTGTTCGCAAGTAATAGTGTTGTTTTATCGTAATTGAAGGTTAAATACCATGCATTAAAGATAGACGCAGTAACTGTTTTACCCATCTGTCGAGATGCAAGAACAATATTAAATCGATTGTCCTGAAAAGATCTTAATAGATCTTTTTGATAATCTCTAAGTTTTACTTTTTGAATACCGTTATCTGTCATTACAACTGCGTAGGTTTCTGCAAAATAAACAATGTCATTTGCACACTTTGCAAGTTCTGCAATTTCTTCTTCAGTATATTCAAATACAATGTTACCTCTGCGTAGAAATTGTTTACCCTCATAAAATGGCATTGGGACCTGTGGTCTATAACCACGGTCCAGTGCTAACATTAATTCATTAATACTTTTAGTTGACCAGATTAATTTATTAGCTTCATCGGTGGATTCACCTTTAGGGATCCATCTATTATCTCCTACGTAATCGCTCATTATTCTGTAATTTCTACGTCTTCAATTTCACTATCGTTAATTCCATTACGAATCATACGCATTAGATCTTTAGTACCTCTTTGAACCATATCTCCAGTTGGAATTCCACCTGAAGAGGCTTCAATTTCTCTAACATCATCGCGTTTTCTATAGATTTCGATATCTCTTGCAATTCTTTTAGCACCTTCTTCAGCGGCCATCAAATACATTGTTTGTGATTTAATAATATCGAGCATTGACTTTTGCAACGTTGCAAGAACTTCAAACATTCTAGGAGCAACATCACCATCCTCAATCACTTCTAGAAGTGTTGTAAGAGCTCTTTCACCTGCTTGTAATTGATATATCAACGAGGACATAGTCATCTCGTCGATCTTCTTTTTAGCCTGAATGTATTCATCTCTTTCAATGATATCTTCATCTAGATAGAACTTCATTAAAGATGTGATTGTTCTCTTTGCCTTTGTTGATGAATTAGCTTTTAATTCACTATAACTTGGAAGTGATGGAAGATCATTTTTAGCCGGAAGAGTTGGATCAGTTTCAATTACATTTTCAATTGGATCATTATCTCCAATTAAATCATCTAATTCTTTTCTAATGTCTTCTGCCTGTGATTTTATACTTTTCTTATCGTTTGACATAAATACTAATTTTATTATAGATTATTTATTCCAATTTTATCTGGCGTTCTTGAAGCGCTGATAACCTAAACTTGGAATAGAATTATCTATAAGAATTGCTAATTGATTGTCTCTAACAACATATTGATTTAATATATTGTGATGTTGTTCATATTCTATTACATTAGTAAATACTCTAATATTAGTCATAAAGGTTTTATTTCCACGCAAGTGATAGTTAGAACCTGAATCCCATGTGATAGGTTGACCAATAGATAATAATCCGCTAAATTCTTCAATAAGATTATTATTACCATCTTGTGGTCTAGAACCTGGAGTAGTACCTGTATTATTATTTAGATCTAATCTATATAGTGAAAGTGCTAATTGTAAGAACTTATTATTAAAGTTTAAAATAAACCCATACCATTCTCCTTTTTGTAAAGTAACTCCATGTGTAAATTCATAGTCATTACCATTAACGCTGATTTTAAATTTAGTATTTGAAACAAATAATTTAAAACCGCCTAAAGCAGCTAAATCTCCAAATAAAACATATTCAGCAGTATCGTTTGATTCGAATTGAGGTGAAAACCATAGTGAAATTGCCATGTTTTCATCTGTTGTTAACTTAGATTGAATTGCATACTCAACTCCAGTGCTTTGAACAGATAATTTTGATAAATCGTAGTAATTTTTACTAACAACCGTCCAGCGATTCTTTAAATCATAGTCAACAATTGTGAGAGAACGGTCAACAAATCCTCTGATTCCATCTCTATAGGATGTTGAAACTGTTTGAAATTGTACTGGATTAGTATCTTTCTTTTGCTCTTCTTTTTGTCTTTCACCAAAAACTTCTTCAACACCTGTAATTAAATTATCAGTTTCAATTTCAAATGTATTCTTAATAACCGATGTACGATCTTGGTACTTAGTTAACATTACTTTCCAATAAGATTTTGTCTTATTAAATTCATCTGCAATTGCAACAGTATTTACTTCATACATTCTATTAACAATAGGAATATACATATAATCTTTGTTACGTGGTTTTTTATTGTAGCCAAAAACCCTTTCAAATTCTTCTGCAGTGATATGAACTTCAAATTCTGCAAATTCCATACCAAAAATATCGTATGTTGCAGCTTCTTCTGGAAATTCATTATCAGGTACTAAGATTTTAATGTTTTGTTTAGCAACCACATTATGAAGTGAATATTCCATTAAGTGAACATCTTCAGTTCTTAAGTCAGGTTCAGTTCTAAAATATTGAACTTGATGACCAAAAATGTCACTAACCATTCCTACAAGTTGCTTATAAATAGTAACGCTCTTGTTTAAGTTATATGGATTAAATAAATTAGTATCACAAGAAACTTCAATATTTGCACATCCATCCATTGCAAATGGATCTGTACATTCAACGCAAAATTGTGGACAACTTTCAATAGTACCCGATTCAGTCTCTAATGTAAAAGTAACTGAAATTAATGAAATTGTATGTGCTTGTGAAAGCGCTGCAACCTCTGCTTTAATATCTAACCAAAGTGGTTTAGTAGAATCAAATGTTAGACCTAATAGATCTCCAAATCCTAATGTTTTATTTAATTCTCTAAATTCTGAAAACTGCGTGTTATCATAAGACCATCTATATTCATAATCAAAGTAATTAGATGTATTAACTGGAATATAAAATTCGATTCCTGTCGTTGAAAAAAGAGGGGCTTCGGTTAGTGTTAATCTGATTGGAGATTCAATAGTTGCTATTTGAAATGTAGTATTACCAATGATAATTTCATCACCTACTATAAACTGACTAAAATCTGTCATTCTTCCATCAATCGTTACATCACCTGCAACAATTGTAAGTGTTCCTACTGTTTTTGTATTTTGAACACCTGCAACAATATTCCAATCTAATATTTTAACTGTATTATAGTATGGATCTTTAAGGGATGCAATTAAAAAATCGCCATATTCATCTGCTGTATATCCAGTAACCATTATGCTTCTTTATTTGATTTATTAATTTTATCCTGTGGAGTATAAACTTCACCTGCAATCCACGATGCCACAAAACCGGTAAGTGATACAAAGTACATTGCTAAAGCTTCTAAGTTAGCTAAATACCATATTGCAGCAACTCCAGCAATCATCCATAAACCAACTACAACGTAAATCATAATCTCTCTACGAGAACTTGGACCTGATTTAAAAATACCTGATTTTTCACTAGGTCTTCTTGATTCTGCCCAAATATATGTTGCAGCATACGCGGTTAATGATCCAAAATAAATAGAAAGATCTGAAAAGTCAGCACCTTTCCAAGCACCTAATACTCCCATAGTAACCCATAGAAAAACTATAAGATAAACTAAACCTTCTCTTTTACCAAAATTATTAAATAATTGCATATGTTACCGATATATTTTATCTATATATTCTGATAAAATATATCAATAGTCTGTAACAAAGAGAACTAATGGATTATCTCTTTCTAATTTAGGGTCTACGAGATCCATAAACGATGCCAATAAGTCCGCTTCTTTTTTAACAGATTCGTCTGCGTCATATGACTTTGAAACAAATTCATCAATTTTATTTAAGAAGTCAACTAATAACATTCTAAGGTATGGTACTCCTTCTTCAAATAGATTTAATCTTACAAGAGATTTGTTTAATCTATCTAATTCAGATTTAGTAAAGAAATCATAGAAATTAATTGTCATAGATAGAACTTTAAAATCAAATTTGATCATTTTATCTCCATCTATTTCGACCAATCGAGTATATTTTTTATCGCAATTTAAATTGAATTTAATATACTGTAAGTCTTGCATTTCATTAAGTACCGCATATAAAAACCACGGTGTGTTTACTTCTTTATGTAAGAATTCGGCACCAACTGCTTTAATCCTATTGACGATAGGACGATAGTTAATTTCTAAGAATTCGATCAATTGATCTGAACTTACTAAAATTGAATCATGTTCAATTTCAATGTAATCCACCGTATTCTTAAGGCGAGTCCAAATTTGATTATCTAAATAGTTATACTTATAAAGCGTCGCGTTAATCGCGGTAGAAAATAGCGTAAAATCGACTTCCATCTAAATCTAATTAGTATACTTGCATTGATTTCTCAATAACTTGTAATGTTTTATACAATTCTTCTCGTGAATACTTTTCAAGTTCTTTAAACTCTCTCTTACCAATTTCATTCTTTTCTAGAAAGACTTTGATAGCTTCTTCACTTGGTATATATTTAGATTTATCTTTTACTGTTGTTGACTTTTTGGTTTTGGTATAAACCCATCCTGGAACTCCTTTAAATCGCTGAGCAACTAATTGCCAACTATCAATTACCGCAATTGGATTAATTCCATTAACATTGAATAGTTGCGCATTTGCAGGAAACTTGATAGCAAAGAAGCGATTAATCATAAAATGATGGCGCTTTTTGTTATGGTTTTTAATTGCATTATATTCCTTTGGCTTTGTAAACATAATCTTTACAAAGTCAAATAATTTAGTTTCGTCTAGCATCTTAGAATAATTCGTTAGATATTTTATTATCCTGGACTGCTTCTGTTTCAGTTAAATTTAAATTTGCAAATGGATCGTAGCCTGCTGGAGTTCCTGTCGCCTGTTTCATCCAATAAGTTCCTTCAAGGATATATTCCATTTTAGTCAATTTTGACGTATCTGGAATTACATTTAAATCTTTTTCAACATTTTTATAGATTTGCTTTTGAATAGCATCTGGAATGGTATTATAGTGAAGTAGCATTAGATCTAAATTTTGATTAAATCGTGCTTTAATTTCTTCAATACTACTCATACCAATAACTCTATAAATCATATCAACAATCTTGTCTGTACTTGCTCGATTAAAGAAATTATCAATATGAAAGTTACCTTCTTCTTTCTTATATTGATCTAAAATTTTATTAGCATGCTTTTCAGTAATAGAATAGTTCATGATTTTACCAGATCGAGCAGCTTTAGTCCATGTAACAACCGATGGAATATTATCACTTTTATCTCCTTGTAAAATCTTAGTAAAGATAAAGTCATCGCAATTAACTTCTTCTACATTGACGTTATTCTTTTCAATCCACATTTTAAGATCTTTCTTAGCTGTATCGGATGATGTAAGAGTATCTGCCATATTAAATAGTAATTGATCATCAGTATACGAATCTAGTTTTGTTTCGCTGATAACCTTATTAAAACCTTCAAAGGCGATTAATTTACGCTTAGAATTATAATACCATAGGGTATATGCTTCAGTTGCATTATTATAATTTACAAGTTGAATTAAATCACGATCTCCTGTCCATACAATACAATTACGACCTTCATTATTTAATTGAGTTGACCAACCGAATAAGACATCATCAGCTTCAGCACCGTTAATTTGATGAATAACTACACCTTTCTTAGCGAGTATAGATTGGAACTCAGAATAAACTTCAAATACACCTGACCAATCAATTGAATCGTCATGTGTTCGTGTACCTTTATATTGTGCGTCTGGAAATAAATCCTTACGCCATGATTTAGCATCTACAGCGACAACAATCTGATCAATAAAAGGATTCATCTTGCGTAATTCACTTGCAAAGTCAATACATAACTTTCGCATCAATTGCGATTTGCTGTCTTGTGTACTTAAGAGTTGTTCACCTTTTTTACGAGGTAGAACAAATAGACGACTATGTAGAAAATAGTTGCCATCAATCAATAGTGTGTGTTTTCCTAGTTTCATAATTAACCTTTCATTAAGTTGCCGCAATCTTTACACCATGTAACGCCAAATGAATTTGTGAGCGGTGCATGTTTGCCTTTATTGCATCTGTTTTTTATTCGTAATGCTCTACGTTCTTGTTCTGTAAGTTCTTTTTCCATATCGCTAATCTTTATATGTAAATATAACAATTTTTTGCGATATAAAAAAATTATTTGCGAACTATTTCTTGTAATTTATATACACAACTTAGAAGAGTGATCACCTGATCAATAACTAGATTTCGTTGTGCTTGGTGTTCTGCTACTGTGATTGCAATTTGAGGAACATGCTTAACTGCGTTTGGTTTTTCAGCTTGAATGTACTCAATAAACTCTTCACCTAATGTTTGTAGAACGTCATCAACTCGATTTGAATATTCACCAACTAAGTACTGGTAATTCTTAATTGGATCTGTTTCATTAAAAATTAATTCAAATACATCTTTATATACTGAGTTAAACTTTTTAACATCGTCGATTGTAATGTTTGTAGTTCCTTGTGTTTTATAACCTTGTAGTTTATTCAGTGTAGATCGAAGATCTGGAAAGTTACGTCTAACAAATTCTACTAGAGCATCTTTTTCAATTGTAAGACCTTCATTCTTACAAATTTCATACACTCTTTTAATGTACTTTTTAGTTAATTCACTCTCTTCTGCTTTATCAAAATCGAAATTGATAACTTCGAATCGAGAAAGAATTGGATCGGGTAGTTTATTAATGTAATTACAAGTTGCGATAAAGCGTGAATTACTTGCAAACTGTTCCATAGTTGCTCTGAGAGCCTTAAAGAACTGATCTGATACACCATCTACCTCATCCAGTATAACTACTTTAAATTTATTTCGATCATCTAGAATTGACATGGTTGAACAGAAATCAGTAATGCGAGTTCTAATAACATCTACTGAAGTATCTGTCGATGCGTTAATATAAAGATATGGTAGATCCCATTGTTGAACGATTGCTTTGGCAGTTGAGGTTTTACCAGTACCTGGTGAACCTGCGAAAAGCATATTCTGTGTTAGACCATCTTTGAATTTATTCATTACTCGATCTGGCAAGATCAATGAACTTAAGTCCTTTGGACGATACTTTTCTGTAAATAGAGCTTGAATCATTTATAACGTAGTTTAATTACTAATTATACTTAACAACTACATAGTGTTTCAGATAAATATCTATATGGCATACAATAAGAAGTACCCAAAGATTCAAAGAACTAATGGACCATATCCAAGAAATCGATATGGCGTTAGGTTTGATTCTATTACAAAACAACAACGTAGACTCTTATTAGAACATCCTATTATTGCTGAACGTGCACAGAGCGATCAGTTCTTACATATCATCTTCGAGGTATGTAGACATAGGCATGTGGATCGATTTGACAAATTCTATTATGATTGGTCAACTGATTCCTTTATGAAGATCGAAGAGTTAAAGGAAAGTTATGATTTAATTGAGTGGGAGTGTGCAATTAGTGGAAGACCTATTCAATCTAATATAAGTGACTTTAGTCCAAAAAACTTTATACATGAAGATTACTTTGACATTTTAGATGGTCCTATGATCGATGGTAGAATTGTTGAATCTTCTGTTCGCTTTCAAAAACACGTAAAAAAACTCCTACTGAATCAACAGAAGGAGTTCTTAAAATATGCTCGTAAAAATTCTAAACTTTAAAGTAACTTTGAAAATTTATCTTTAATAGTCATTGATCTACTTTCAGTTAAATAATTTGTAGCTTCTACCTTTCTAAGCATTGAATCATATTTAGTGTATAACACAGTGCCCTCTAATTGCCATTCTGCTTTTTCTGAAATTTCAATTGCTAATTCATTTAAGCTCGTGGCCATGGCTCTAATAACAAGCGACTCTTTTGGAGAAAGTTGTTTCTTAAGCTTTTCTTTAGCAGCTTTCATCTGATTAATATCTTCTTTAGATTTTCCAATTTCAGCTTTAATCGAATTAATTTTCTTTTCAACTTCATCTGGTTTAGTAGATGCTTCTTTTTCTTTTTCAGCATCGCTTAAATCGTTATTTAATTTTGAAACTCGAGCCATTTCTGTTTCAATATTGCTATCGTATTGTGAAATTGAATCTTCAAGTTGAGCTTCTTTTTCAGCATCTGTTTTTTCAGCAGCTGCAGCTGCTCCACTTTCTGGAGCTTCTTCCGTAGAAGATTTTGGTTCTTCTTTAACCCTCGGTTCTTCTTTATCTTTTGGCTTTTCTTCTTTCTTTGGCTCAGCTGCTTTAAGAGCTGCTACGTTTTTCTTATAAGAATCGGCGTACTTCATTAGAGAAGCCTTTAATTCAGCCTGTTGTGCAGGTGTTGCTCCATCCATTTTATATTTAGCAACTTCAATTTTACCTTTAAGTCTTTCTGCTGCAATTGCTTTTTTGATAGTATCTGCCGTATATTTAAGGTCGATTTGATCTTGTGCATCTTCAGCCTGTTTCTTTAGAGTTTCAATCTTAGATTCAATATTTTCTTTTTGTGGACCCGTTTCTGCAGCACCTACGGCATCTTCTAATTGTGCAATCTTTAATAAAATTGCATTAACCTTTGCTTGCTTTTTTCTAGCTCCAGGAATTTTACCCCATAATACTAATTGCCTTGCTGCTAATCCAGTTGCTGCAGCTCCAGCGGCACCAGCAATTCCTAAAGCATCTAAATTTCCAGCTTCATTAACCTCATCACCTTCTTCCATTGTTAATTCTTCTTGTAATTCTCCTGCTAGAGTTTCTAAAGAAGTCATAATATTATCAACGTCTGACATCATTGCTTCTCTATTTGAAGGAGCAGAAGAACTAACGACGGGTTCAGCTACGCTTACAGGTTCTGAAGCTAATTCTTCATTAATTGCATTAAGCCATTTTTCAAATCTATTCATGTTATAAATTATATGTTTATAAACTATATATTCATAAAAAAAGGGAGACATTTCTGTCTCCCTTTCTAATTATCTAAGATAATCTAATTAAGATTATGCTAAGTTGATTAAGTTAGTCCAAGCACCTGTGATAGAGAACTGAACGTATTGAGTTTCTGGGTGGAAACCTGCTTCAACTAATGCGAATCTAGACTTAACAGCAACTTTAGGAGCCATAGTTCCTTCAGCGATTGTCTGTACTGATTCAGCCATTAAGTAAGGCATGAATACTAAACCAGGACCATTACCGTCACCTTTTCTACCTACAGATACAGTGTAATCACCCCATGCCATTGTTGGATCAGTGTAAACATTGATACCAGCAACAGAACCTAATGGATAGATTGCGCCTGCAGCTTGTGAGAAAGTGTTAGACATTGGGTTAGCTACGAAACCAGCGATTGACTGTAATACAGTAGCAACTTGTGGACCAACAACTGCGAAGTTACCAGCACCTCTTCTACCTCTGTTAGCGATCAAGTTAGCAGCAGCTAATACTTGAGTTAAGATAGCTCTGTGTGCAGATGCAACAGTTTCACCACCACCTAAAGCAGCTGCTGTAGGTAAAGCGATATCGAAATCTGTAGCTGCACCGAAAGTAGCAGCAACGTTAGCAGCACCTAAAGCTCTTACAGAACCTAAGATGTGTTGGTTGATTGATTGAGTTAATTCGTTAGTTAAAACTGCCTCAACTTGAGCTACAGCGTCAACACCGAATTGCTTAAGATCTTGTACTTGCTCTCTTGTAACTGCAGCAGCAACTTGGAAAGTTTCAGCAGCAACTGATTTAGAGAATAAAGAAAGACCCATAACTTTGTCAGCAGTTCTTTCACCAGCTTCTCTAGAGAAAGGAGCACCAGCTTCGTTAGAAGCAGAGAAACCTTTAACGTGATCTTCTAAAGCCTTAACTAACTCAGGAGATGTGTATCTATCAGCGATTGAAGATTCACCAACACCTAAAGCGTCAACGATTTTGATGATGTTTTTGCCGTCGATTCTAGAAGTACCAACTAAAACGTCGTTACCTGCAGCAGCGTCAGCTGTCTTAACGTAAGTAGGAGTAACTGCGTTATCTAATCTACCGCCTTCGTATACGAAGTCTAAGTAAGATAATAAGCCCATTGGACCAGCCATAGGAACTACAGGTACTAAATCTAAACCTACAGTTTGAGCAGCAACTTGCATTGCTAATGGTAATAAAGTTGGAGCTTTGTCACCTGATCCGTCAGCTGCACCAATTGCAGATGGGAATGCAACTGCACCCATACCGTGAAGGTTCATTGTTGGATCTAAAGACATGATGTTCGCGTCTTCATAAAGTTTGTGGTTGTGGCAGTAAGTAGACATCCATGCTAATTTCTCAGCATCATTGATTCCTGTTGCAGATTCGATGATTGGAGCCCATGTAGATCTTACTTCAGCCTCATTGATTAAATTTGCCATTTTAATTTTATATTTTTTTTTAATGGTTTTATTTGTTGTTTTCTCGATTGTCTTTTAGTCTTTTGCTTCTTAACTAATAATCGATTAATTTTATATTACTATATATCCTGATTAAAAGAGTAAAAAAATGATTTTTTTATTTTTTTAATTTTTTATAGTAAATTAAATAGGAGGTCTAATACTTAGAATAAACCTCCTATTTTGTTTTAATATTTATCTTGATTACTTTTTGAATCTCTTAGCAAGTTCAGCAGCAATAGAAGTTGTATCATAACCTAAAGTTTTTGACTCTTCTTTAGATTCTTTGATCATTGCAACTTTTTCCATTACTGGTGCAACTTCTCTTAGATCTCTTGTCTGCCAGAAATTAGCAACTTGATATTCAGTTTCTAATTTGTGGTATTTAGATTGAGCTAAGATTTGTGCTTTCTTAGATTCAGAAAGAGTATTCCATCTTTCTTTATATTCGATAGGCATCATCTTTGTAACATTAGGCTCATTAGTTGGAGCATCAGTAATTAATGCTGAATTCCATAATGTGATGATTTGACCTTCAGTTAAGAAACCACGACCTTCAACTGCAGTTAATACTTTAGTTCTTTCTTCAATTGATAATTCGTTATAAGAGTTTCTTGTTGACTCAGATACAAACTTAAAGAAGTGTGGATCATTTGTCTTTTTTTCTTGTGCTTTATTAATAAGAGCAGAAAGTTTTTCAGTGATTGAATTTTTATAAGATTCCATTGTATCTTCTTTAGATTCTTCTGCTGCTTCTTCAGCCTCTTCTGCTGCTTCTTCAGCCTCTTCTGCTGCTTCCTCTGCCTCTTCTGTTGCTTCTTCTGCTTCAGCCTCTTCTGCTGCTGCTTCTGCTTCAGTTTCTTCTGCTTCAGTTTCTTCTGCTTCAGTAATTTCTTCGCCTTCAGCGTCGCCTTCACCTTCTAATTCAAGATCTTTTTCAACGTTTACTGGTTCTTCAACGTCTGAATCAACTTCTTTAGTTTCATCCTCTAATTCTTCAGCAGGAATTCCAGCTTCTTCAGCTTCAGTTAATTCGCCTTCATCTTCTACTTTTTCTGGCTCGCCTAATGCAACTTCTTGATCTTCGATCTCTTCAGCAGTGTCTTCAACTAATAAGTTAGAGTTAACTGTTTCAGCAACGTATTCTGCATATTCAGTAACTTTTTCTAAGTTCTCTTTTAAGTATTCGATGTATTCTAATAAATTAGCATGTGTAGTTGCACCTTCGTTATAAGATTCTGCTAAGTAATTAGTATATTCTTTAATTTGTGTAAAACCTTCAGCAATGTGCTCAGAGTATTGGATTGACTGATCTAATTTCTCAGCTAAAGTTTCAGCGTATTGAATAGATTGGTCAGCTTTCTCAGCAACATGCTCAGAGTATTGAATTGACTGATCTAATTTTTCAGCCAAATAAGTTGCATACTCCTTTAAGTTTGCTAATTCGGTTTCATTACCGCTTTCATTAGCTTCAGTTAAAGATTGTTTAATGCCCTTAATTTCTTCAGAAAGATATTGAGAATATTTGTTAAAATCTTCAACAGTGATAAATTTAGATTCTGCCATTTTTTCTGGTTCTTTATTTTCAATTGTTGTGTTTTCTGTTAAGTTAGCTGGACCACTGATTTCGTAAATTTGAATATCTGAATCGTTTTCAAATCCATAAGATTCGTTTACGCGCTTTAATTCAGCGTTTTCAAATCCTGGATCAGCGACTAAGTCATAAGTAAATAATTGTTTAATTTTTACTTGACCATTAGATTCAACTGCACCCGCAGCTCTTGATGAAATTTGAAGTGGAACTCCAGCATCAACTAATGCTTTAGCTTGACGGCCTGCATCAGTATCTAATAAACGGATACGACCTTTGATTTGTTTGTTTTCAGCATCATATGTGATTTCTTCAATAATGTGAGAAACATTCTTTAAAGAAACGTCAAAGTTTTGTGGGTGATCTAATTCACCTAAAAGCTTAGATGCCTTAATTTTATCTTGAAGAGCCTCGATTTGTGGTAAATATTCTTCTGCAGTATAAATACGGTTGTTACGATTCTTTTTATCTAACTCGCCGAAGATACCTTCAAGAATATAAACACCTGCTTCGCTTTTAAATTCTAATTCAGACGAAGATCTCTCTAAGATTAATAGGTCTTTATTGCTCATATTTATTATTTTATTATATTTGTACTATATATCTTTTGTAAAAAGTGTGATTTTTAAAAAATATTATTATATCCCTGCCAATGGATCTTCTTCAGAACCCGCTTCAGTTTCTTTTTTAGCAGCTTCTTCTTCCTCTGTTTCTTTAGCAGTTACTTCTTCTAGATAATCATTATAGTACTTAATCAAAGTTTGAATATCGTTTGTTGTGAAAGCTCCTTGACCATATGTATTATAAAAATAATCTTGAAACTCCTTTTCTGATTCTGAGCTTACAATAGCACCGATAATCTCGCTACTTTTGATTTCTTCAGCGTTATCTGTTATGTAATCGTCTACAATAACGTCAGATTCTGGAGTCACTTTCATTGCTTCTTCACTTAAGAATTCTTCAAATAATTTTACGTGTTTCATATAATTATATATCTAATTTTTTAAAAGCCTCCCATGTCCATTGGATCAACTTCAGGTTCTTCAGCATCTTTTGCAGTTCTTCTTGCTTTATATGCTTCATTGGCTGCTTTATCGTCTGGAGATAATTTTAAGTATCGATCTACTAAGAAATCCATATCAAAGTATGATTCTTCTTCCATTGTCACAGGATCTGTTTTAACTAATGAATCTTTTAATTGACTAACGAAATCGATTCTACGTTCCATGATTTCCATGTGCTTTAATTCAGAGAACATGTTCTCTTCAATAAATTGTAATGAGATTTGAGTTTTAAATCCTGGATCGTCTGAAAATTCAGGATACTTAAGACACATTTGAATATAAAGTGGCTTAACCAATACCTCTTGGAAAACTGAGCGTAAACGGTTGATGAATTTAGAAAATTTAATTTCATCTCTAATCATACCATCGGCTGCAAGATTAAATTCGCCTCCACCATCTTCGTACATGAATCTATTGAATGGAATCTTAGATACCATTTTCAATTTATCAGAAAAATACTTAAGAGCTTCAGTATCATTTAATTCTGGACCTTCACCGCCTAAAGTTTCAATTTCTGGTTGTTCACCATCCTTAGAAGGTAACCAATACTCTTTATTAAATTGCAGCATTGGACGACCATTGGTTGTCATGCTTGCTGAATCCCAATCAAAGTCTACAACTTCTTTATAGTTACTCATTAATTGAGCAAGAGATTGTTTTGCTCTGGTCTTAGATTTACCACCAACTGGGATGATAAATTTCATTCTGTAAGAAGAGTTGGTAACCGCCCAGATAATTCTGGTGTGTTCCATAATTCTTAATAGGTTGAAAGCTCTTACAAGACGCTCTAGGTAACTTACCCTAGATGCTGTAGTAATAGATGAATAAGAAATATAAATGATCTGAGAGTCATATAATGTTCTCTCTTTAGTTGGATTATCCTTAAATTGTGTCCAAACTTTTTTCTTATCTGTTTTATTATATCCTGGAACAAGTGTAATTGGATCGATTTCCTTGAAACCAATAATCTCTGTTTGATCAGGACTATAAATAATTTCAAATGCTAAATAACCATCAATTAAGAATTTTCTAAAGTAATACCATGCAGATTGATCTTGTGTAAATCCAAAATACTGATAAATGTCTCTATAAGACTTATTTAAATATTTTTGAACTTCATCACTAACATCCATTCCGATAATTTCTGGATTTGCAAAAAAGTTTTTATTATCGTATACGATTGATTCGTCACAAAGAATATCTAAGATATCTTCGATTTCATCATATGTTGAAAATGCTCGAAGTTCATCTCTTTTAGCAGCATAATTCTGATCAAAGAATGGGATATTCTTTCGCATATTTGTATCTGACATCGATAGTGCAGCAAATGCACCATACATATCATCATTATCTAAACCAAGTGGGTTTATCTGACCATATCCAATCGCGTCTTCAATAGGACCAATCGCCTGTGATTGTCTTAAGACTAAATCGTCATAATACATACCAAACGAAGATAACTTTTTAAGCTGATCTCTCAGGGTAAAAGGTTTCTTATTGTAACTGAATGGTCCGTTTCTATCTACGAATCCTGCCATTATATTCTTATATTATATTTTAGTTATATATTCTTTTTTTATCGATTAGAAAACATTGCTCTAATTTGTTGCACTGTTGTTCCTTCTAAATCAATAAAGTCACATAGTGCGATATCTGGCCATCTATTATATGTAATAACCGCTTGATTGTTTTTACGATTAGGAATATATTGTCTAATTGCAAAATCAAAACCAAATCTTTTTAAGTATGCTTTCATACCATCATATGTAATTCTTAAAGGCTTTTGACCTTCTGCATCTAATCCTCTTTTACCAGAACTAGCTCTATTAATCTGACGTTCTAATCTATTATACAAATCAT